TTGAGGGCGCGGTTTACTCTGGCCGCTTTCATCATAACGACCACCCAGTCCTGAACTGGATGGCCAGCAACTGCGTTAACAAAATCGATAAAAAAGGGAATTACTTCCCTGATAAAGAAAGCAACGAAAACAAAATCGACGGCATAGTGACGGCGATCATGGGTATTGGTCGGGCTATGTATGAGCCTGAAAACAACGATATAAATTTAGACTTTGTGAATTGGTAATTATGGGCTTCTTTGGTAAATCTAAAACGGCTGTCTTAGCTGATCAACTAGCTGAAGCCCAAACACAAATTGCAGATTTACAAAATGCAGTGACTGCTTCATCAGGTGACGTTGAATCCATGATGGACTTGTTTAACACAAACATGAGTGCTCATGGTGAGCCTGTTAATCGTGACAGTGTTATGAAGGTATCTGCTGTTTATGCCTGCGTTCGCATTCTAGCTGGCACTATTGGAACCTTACCTGCTCAGATATTTAAAAAGGACGGAAAGAAGAAAGAAGTTTTTACCGATCATCCGTATTACGCAACGTTGCATGATGAACCAAACCCAATGATTACTTCTGTGATCTTTTGGGAAAGCGTAGTAAATCACATGCTTTTAGAAGGTAATCATTATTCATTGATTGGTCGAAATCGTGCCGGCGACATGCTGTCATTGACTCCGCTCAATCCTAGTCGTGTGGATCCTGATATCCGTAATGGCCGATTGATTTATGCAATGGTTTTTGATGATGGTAGTACGGGTGTTTATGACCAAGATGACGTTCTTCATGTGCCAAATATTGGTTGGGATGGTAAGAAAGGCCTTAGCACACTCCGCAGCGCACTAATCAATTCGGCAGGCGGTGCCTTAGCCTCAGATAAATACAGCTCTTCTTTCTTTGCAAATGATGCAACCCCTAGGGGGTACATTAAATTCCCTGAAAGTCTTAGTAAAGATCAGGCAGATATTATTAGAAATTACTGGTTTGATCACCATGGCCACCCAGATAAACGCCACTTACCTGCATTTATCCCATCAGGCGGAGAATTTAAAGAAATCACGATGAAGGCTGAAGATGCTCAGCTTTTACAGACTCGTTCATTTCAAGTTGCGGATATTGCCCGTGTATTTGGTGTTCCTCCTCACATGATTGGCCACTTAGAAAAAACAAGCTCTTGGGGCGCTGGATTGGAGCAACAAAGCTTAGCGTTCTTGATTTTCACTTTACGTCCCTTACTCACTCGCATTGAGCAGGAAGTTAATCGCAAGATTATTCGCAGTAAAAAGTATTTCTTTCGCTTCAATATCGACGGCCTGCTACGTGGTGACATCAAATCACGTTATGAAGCATACCAAGTTGGCCTTGGTGGAAATCAGCAGCCCGGCTTTTTAACAGTAAATGAAGTTCGTGACCTTGAAGATCGCGCCCCTGTCGATGGCGGCGATGAAATATATGTACCATTAACCGGTGAATCTTCACCAGAACCAAAGCCTGAAGGTGAATCAGATGCCAGTTAATCGCTTATTAAACCTACTTAATCAAAACCAAGAGCGCGGCCGTAAGCTAACGGTTAATAATGAAGGTGATACTTCTCATGTTTATATGTACGACGCTATCGGCGGCTGGTGGGGAATTGAAGCGGAAAGCTTTATCAAAACATTAAATGATATTAGCGAAACCAATATCGTTTTACACATCAATAGCCCTGGTGGCGATGTGTTCGATGCTCGAGCTATTTCAACAGCTATTAAGCAGCATTCATCAAATATTACTGCTCAAATTGATGGGTTGTGTGCCAGTGCCGCCACGTATATTAGTGCCGCTTGTAATAGTGTTTCTATGGCTGATGGTGGGTTTTATATGATCCACGAAGGCTGGACGCTTGCCGTTGGTAATAAGCGTGATCTGAATAAGACTGCGGAGCTGCTGCAAAAGGTTGATGACAGCATCTTGAACGATTATGAGCGTAAAACATCAGTTGCTCGTGATGAGCTTAAGACTTGGATGGAAGCTGAAACTTGGTTTAGTGCCGAAGAAGCAAAAGATCATGGCTTCATCGATTCAATTATTGACGAAGAATCCCAGCCAGAAAATTCAGCGGGTAAGCCATCAAATAAAATGGATTGGAACCTATCAGCTTATGCAAATACACCGTCAGCGTTAGTGAATAAAAAGACACCTGACAATAAGGACGATGAATTCGATCCTGAAGAGCATAAAGAATTTATGGCTCACCTTCAGCGACAAACTGAAGCGTTAGCCATGGCGGTTTAGCGGCTTCTCGCAAAACCAATTTCATAACCCGCTTAGTGCGGGTTTTTTTATACCTGTAATAAATCAAAACTAAAGTTCGGAGAACGAATATGAAAGGCATTCAAGCCCTGCGAGAAGAGCGCAAAGCAATTGCAGCTCAAATGACCAACTTGGTTAACAAGCCAGAAGGTGAAAAGTGGACTGAAAATGATCAGTCTAAATATGATGATTTAAAAAATGCGATTGGCCCTATTGATCAGCAAATTGCCGCATTCGAAGAAACACTTCAGCTTACGGATACTCAAGAGCAGCGTATCAATGATATTGCTGATGAACAGGGGCTTTCTGTTGATGAGGCAACTCATAAAGAACAGAAAATGAAAGCCTGCATGAACTCGTGGTTGCGCGGTGGCGTTGAAAATATGTCCAACGATCAGCGCGAATTTATGGCTACTGAAGTCAAGCGTGTGCAAGCTGAAATGGGAATTGGCCAAGCTAATACAGGTGCTGCATTAACTCATCGTGAGTTTGTTTCTCGTTTATTAGAAGCAATGAAATCTTTCGGTGGCATGCGCTCTGTTGCAACGATTTTACCGACGGCTACTGGTAATCAAATGGATATGCCAACTACTGATGCAACATCAGAAGAAGGTGAGATTGTTGGTGAAAATGCACCAGCCCCCGAAGATGATGCAGAGTTCGGTTCTGTTTCTATGGGGGCCTTTAAATACAGCTCAAAGTCCATCGCAATTCCATTCGAGCTCACTCAAGATTCAGGCATCGACTTAGAAGCCTACATCTTGAAGCGCTTAGCTATGCGTTTAGCTCGAGTGCAAAACAAACACTTTACTGTTGGTACTGGTACAGGTCAGCCTGAAGGTGTGTTTACTGCCGCAACGGTGGGTAAAGCGGCAGCATCAGCATCGAAGATTACCTTTGCTGAAATGAACCATCTCGTCCATTCGGTTGATCCTGCTTATCGTGAAGGAGGTAATTGTTCATTCATGTTTAACGACATGACCTTGCGAGATCTTAAGGACGAGAAAGACACTACTGGTCGTCCAATCTGGTTGCCTGGTTTTGAGGCAGGAGATCCTGATCGCATCATGGGTTACAACTACACAATCAACCAGCAGGTTGCTTCGGCTGCAGCAAATGCTAAGCCGGTTGCCTTCGGTGATTTTAGTCACTACACAATTCGTGATGTAGCTCAACTAATGATGTTCCGCATGACAGATAGTAAGTACACGCTTAAAGGTCAGGTTGGTTTTGTTGGCTTCCAACGCTCTGACGGCAAATTGCTTGATGTTGGTGGTGCAGTTAAAACACTCCAGTGCGCCGCTTCTTAATCGAAGTGTAAAAGCTTAAATAAAGGGCTGTTCTTGCCCTTTATTTTAATCCTAGTAATTCGGAATAAATATTATGACTAAAAAAACTTCAAATCCTGATGAAACTGAAGCCAAGGCTAAAGCCGAAGCCGAAGCCAAGGCTCAAGCAGAAGCAGAAGCCAAGGCTCAAGCAGAAGTCGAAGCAAAGGTTCAAGCAGAAGTCGAAGCAAAGGTTCAAGCAGAAGCTGAAGCAAAGAGCCAATCAAAATTCACAGGCAAAGAAACTGCGCGCATTACTAGTGTTGTTCAAGTTGGTGGTGAGTCATACCAGCCTAATCAGCTAGTAAAAAATATTCCTGCAAAAGAGCTTGAAGAATTGGTATCAATTAATCGGGCTAGTATCAAAAAAGCTGATGTTGATTATTGCGCAAAAGAGCTAAATTCAGAAGTGATTGACCATACTGCTAAGTCATCTGAAAAAGAAGCAGAGTGATGCTTGAGCTAGCTTTAGTAAAACAGCACCTTCGGGTGCTGCACAGTCGTGAAGATTCACTTATACAAACCTATGTGGATGCGGCTTTGTGTGAGTTTGAATCTTATACAGAGCGAAAGCTTTATGTTGACCAGGCTGCAATTGATGCCGATGCTACAGCCCCAGAATATACGGCCATTTTGGATAGTAAAATCACGAATGGTGCATTGTTGTTGGTCGGCTATTTCTACAGCGTCAGAGATATGGATGCTTCTATGCCGCGAGCAACAGAACGACTTTGGAATAGTTTCCG